TTAACTTTAACATATCGTCCATAGTACCAGTAGTAGGAAGTATTATCTTTATAGCTCCCGTGTGTACGTTTGTAGTAGAGTTTAAATAATCAGCGCCCCAAGGTCTCATTATATAACCACCTCTTGCTCCTATATCTTGATATACATTTTTATCAGCTTCTATGTTTCCTAAAGCCTTAAGTTCTTTATTTGAGGAAATTTGTACAGCTGCTTCCATAGCACCTGAATTAACTCTTGTATTAAAAATTAATTTACCTCCATAGTCTCCATCAGTTGCATTTTCTTTACCGCCAGTAATCTGAGCTAAATTTGCTAAAGACCCTCCTGTATTATATTTACCAGTAAAGACTATACCTGCTTGGTTTCCGCTGTCATAAGCGTCTTCCTGCACAACATCTATCATATAGCCGTTGTTAGCACCACTTTGAACAGTTAGTCTTGCTCCGCTATGTACAGTTCCTGTTCCAATTGTAGTGTTACCTTGTACCGCTAAACCTGAATTTGCAGCTGGTGCTACAGTATCGTAAGCAGATCCTATAGATACACCACCATCAACGTGTAGTTTTTTTCCAGCAACACTACTTCCACCTCCACCAAGAGCAAATGTACCATTGGCAGCATTATGCCATATATGATCAGGAGCTGTTCCGTTATCATCAAAATAAATACCAGACCAAGAATTTGTAGAATGCAATCTTAGCTGCGCATCTTGTGTACTTGATAATGTAATTTGAGAAGAGGCTGCTGTTGCGCCAGATTGAGTAATCATACTATTACCTAAAGTGTCTGAATCTGTAACAGAACTTGGTCCTTCCCATAAAGGCACAGTTGATCCAGTTCCTACACCTGATAATACAGATGAGTTATCAATTTTTTGCCATTGACCAGTACCACTAACATCGTTATATATACACCAGTCACCAACACTCCAAGTATTAGGCTCTGAGTTTGCTCCGTTTGGAGTTGCTGAACCTGCTTCACTACATATATAATAATATCCAGAAGTCTGTGTTACACCATCTAAAGAAGGCGCTCCATATATTGGAGAGAATATATAAGCTGTTGCTGTTGCGTCTATTGCTGTATCTAATTCATATACTGTAGATGAGGTAACTGTTGATACTTTTACAACACCTGTTATTCCTTCACCAGTAACTACAGCTCCTACTAAAACAGGTGTGTTACCATCTGCATCAAGTATTGCTGCTGAAACTGTTAATGTAGTACTTGCTGTTGTTGTTCCAGTTGATGTAGCAGAGATACCTGCTTGCCAAGCGCCTCTATATATTGTAGCACCAGTAATTAAACCGTCTACATAACCTTTTGTTGTTAAGGTTGATGATGCGTTTCCAGAAGTTGTAGCTGCACTATATGCTTGAGTAGCAAAAGTTGCATAACCATCTTGAGTAAAACTCAAGGCATCTACATCACTGCCTGCATTTTCGGATCTAATTATTAATTTATTACCGTTTCCAGAACCAGAACCTTTATAAAAAAACCTCCAACCATAACCAGTGCCATCACCTGCGTTACCTAAATATATAGCCCCATCAGTACCATCTAAACCATCACCTCCAATATATAAATAATCTGTTCCTGCGCCCTCATAAGTTCCAGAGTGATTAAGAATTTTTAAATGAGAACCTTTTACCGTAACGTCAGACTCAAAAGTTGCATTACCGTTTTCTCTGTCTAAAGTCAAAGCAAAACCTGCTAATCCGTAGCCATAAAATTTTAAATCACCTGTGGTAGAGTGATTAAGTATTTGCCAATCATTTTGCGCATTACCGCCTGCTGGTTTTGATTTTAAAAGAATACCACCGTCTTTGTCTTGAGCTTTTCCTATTATTAAATACTCATTAGTTGCAGCATAATCAAGATTCATACGCAAACTCAAAGCAGTTACGTCACCAACAAATTCAGCATTTTGATTTGTGTCTACCGAAAAAGATAAAGTACTATCACTGTAAAATGTAAGTGGATGAGAAGAGTATGTTCCAACCACAGCATTGCTGTCTTGAGCATACATTAATAATTTTACATCATTAGTTGTATCTTGTAAAGTTATTTTTGGACTGCTTGCCGCTTCTATAGCAAGATTTCCAGACATTGTACCACCTGCTAATGGAAGATATAAGTTATTTGCTCCTGCGAGTAATTCACCTAATCCAGGTTCATTACCGTCTACTGTATAAAATCCTGGGTGACTAAAACTTAAATTAACAGCGGTATTTGTTGAATAAAAATGATATACTCTTTGTGATTGCTGAGTACTGTTTTGTTTCATTTTTAAAACAGCTGTACTACCAACCTGTTCTCCAGTATCTAATCTATAAACACCATTTATTGTAGGTGGTGCTGTGCCATTTTGTGTATCATCATATGCTTGAAGAAAACCTATAGAAACACACCAAACATCTATGGGTAAATTTGAAACCGCTAATCCAACAAAATAAGGATTAGTGTTTGGCGTACCATTTAAATTTAAAGTATGATTACCATCACATCCGTGATAAAACTCTCCTAAATTTGTAGTTTCGCTACCATTTCGTCTTACATAAATAACAGACATATATGGTTTATTAGAGCCTGGTAATTCTTTTATTGTTTTATTCCAACCACCATCAGCATCTGATGCTGCATCATTTATAGTTGTCCAAACAAGAGATCTTGATCCAAAAGGATCTACATCCCAAACTACAGAGTTTGCAGCTGATGTACCTATAGCGCTAAAGCTTCCCCCATAGTAACCATTTTCACCAGTGTTTGGTGCAGCATCTTCTACCCATCCTTGTGATGTAGCATAATTTACTGTTCCACCAATAAAACTACCACCCTCTGTTCCTACTAATAGATTATGACGAACAAGTGTTGAGTTTGTTGGAAAATTACCACCGCTTGCTGTTCCGTGTGTTTTAAGTTGAGCAGTACCACCACCATATATTGTTGTTGCCGTTGCATCTCCAAACAAATTATGATTACCAGTTGTTTTTATAGCTACTTGATCTGTACCTGGAAAACCTATAAAAGTATTTGTATCTCCACTATGATATAAATAGTTAGGCATATAAACCGAACCACCAAATGTAACACCATTACCATTTTGATTTAAATACATCATAGATGATGTACCAACAAGATCTGTAACTAATATAGAGTCTCTACCTAAAATTAATTTTCTTGCGTCATCCTCAAGTATTAAAGTGTCGTTTGTTCCATTGCCATCATACACTATATGCATTTTAGCATCTGGACCGTCTGTACCTACACCAACATCTCCATCATTATAAAAAAGATCTGTTGTTTTTCTTTGCCATTGAAAATCTGAACCAAAGAAATGACCATCTACATCTTGATCACCTGTATCAAAAGTTTCTACCCAATATCTTATATTGTATTGACCAGGATGATTATGGTATGCATACATAGATGTACCAGTTGCATCACTATCTACATTTAATAAAGCGTGATTTGATCCTGTACCTGCTAAGTTAACAGCTCTTGCTACCCAGGCAGAAGTAGTATTATTATAAAAAACTATGTAATTAGCACCTGTATCTGTACCTGTACCTGTCACAGTTAGTTTTACCTTAAAAGCATATGCTAAAGAAGGTATATAATGAGTCTCTTCGTTCCACTTTATTGGTTGCTGATTTGTTGTACCAGCCCCAGTTACCGATACATCATCGGAATTAAACACATACCTTTGACCATCTATGTTAAAAGATCCTGCAACTTCCAGTCTTGATATAGGAGTTGTTTCACCTATACCTGTGAAACCTCCTTGACTTATTGTTAATCTTTCTCCACCACCTTGAACAATACCATATCTGGCATTATTAAAGTAGCTGTTAGGAGCAATAAGACCTGTATAAAAGTTTTTGCTTGTTTCACTACCTATCTGATCAAAAATATCAGTACTTGTTTCCGTTAGTGTAGTACCTATAAAAGATGTTACATTATATTGCAGTGCATTTGTAGTAGAATAGCCACCATCAATTATAGCTGATATTTTTTTATTTGTAACAGCACCCAAAGATCCACCAGAACCAATTTCAAGTAAAGCTCTTGGAGTCTCTGTTCCAATACCAAAGTATTGTTCGTGAGAAAAAGTAGCTGTAAATAATCCATCTGTATAAATATTTACTTCGTGTCCACTTCCTGCGTCTCCTGCTCTTATCTGTAAATTTCCAGTGCTTGTATTAGAGACTATACTATGGTATATATTACCGTTATTAAGCGCATCAAATTCTATTTTGTTATTATCCGAGTGTGCGTTAGAAGAAAGTCTTATTATAGACCCATCTGGATCATTTAAATGAAGAGTTGTTAATGGTACTTCCACTCCAATCCCCACCTTACCTGCGAAATACCCGCTATTAAGAAATCTTAATGCCATTTATTTTATTGGATTAATTAGTTTATACATATACAAGTAGAGCAGCGTAAACATCGCTTGCTACACTTCCTGTGAAAGCAAAAGATATTGTTCCTGATCCACTTCTTGCTACATCAGCATACACTGTTTCATAAGGTGCGGCTATTTGAGTTATTTCAGCTTTTACATTTGAAGCTAAAGCACTTGTTCCAAAAAGACTTGCGTCCGTTAAATCAATTGTAAATGTTGTTAACCCACCAGATTCTGCTCTTGAACAAGGAGATGTATTATTTAAATCTTGCTTAGCTCCGTAAGGATTTGATTGAGGTTTTAATTGTACCCAACCAGTAGATGATACCGTAAAGCTTTCGCTATCAAAACCAGCTACTCCTTTTTCAGTAGCTGAGTCTGTTGCTCCTGCTCCTGCTATATTTGCATCTGCTATAACAAAAGTATATTCTGTTGATGCTGGGTCTGAATTAACTGTAATTGCTGCGGCAGCAAATATAAAATCACCAACCTCTACAGAAACTGTAGTGTCGCTAAATGTTATGTCTCCATCATTAGTAACTACATAGTAATCACCTTGATCTAAAGCTATGTTTGAAGCTCCACTTATAACTGGAACTCCTGGATCTGTTGAAGCATTATAACCTCCTTGAAATACACCAACTCCTGCAACAAGTAATTCTACTTGAGCTAAGTTAGGTGCGCTTGTTCCTGCTGTTGCAGTTGGAACTGTTACCTCCCCTGTAAAATCACCTGTACCTACAACAGTTAAACTACCGTCTACAGTTGCATCGTTATCTACTTGTAAGTCATTTCCAATTGTAACATCAGAAGGTTGACTTATAACTATTTTATTTGCTGTTGCTGATTGTGCAACAACTATTTCACCAGCTGTTCCTATAAAGTTAACTGTTGAATCTATAACTCCTCCTGAATCTACTAAATCTACATCAGCTCCTGCTGTAGCATTTGCTTTTGAAACAATACTATAATCATCTCTTGGAAGTGTAATGGTTTTAACATTTATTCCTGTAACGTGACCTGTTGTATCTCTTGTAACAGAATCAACTGTTGTGAATGTTCCTCCTGCTGAAGGTGAACCTGTTGATGTGGTATCTGTTTGAGCTTGTAAGTCGTGAACTATATTTAAAGTTCTATTAGCAGCTATATCGGTAGTTATTTTTAATCCTCCTGCAATATCTACTGTTTCTCCAGAACTTACTGATTCAGGAGTTCCAGAATCACCAGTTAATGTCCAGCTTACATAATTATCAACTACAGCCCAAGCATTATCACCTCTTAAAAAAGTTGTATTGCTTGCAGTTCCTGTAGCAGACAAGTCAGCAGTTATAACAACATTACCTGTTGTTTTTGATGTTGGCGTAAGATTTATAAATGTACCGTTTGTAGTATTAATAGACTCAACCGCACTTGTAGCACCTACCTCAATCCAACCTGGAGTTGGTGAAGCTGGAACTGGTGGGTTTTGAGTATCAGCAACATATTGCTTTAACGTGTCGGCAGATGTGTTGAATATAATTTGACCAACTACACCTGTTGCAGGATCAGTACCTACATTTTGTATAACTGCCTGGTTTAATTGATTCTGATTAAGATCAACTGTGTTTAAATATTGTATTGCCATAGTTTTTTAATTTAAATATGCTGTTCCAGCAAACGGTGCTGAAAATGTTAATGTCACGTTGTTTATATCGTTATATGTATATTGTCCAGTTACAACTGTTCCTGCACTATCAATTACTGTTATAGAAGGAAACTTTCCTAAATTATGCTGTATACTCCAACTCGTAGAAGGAACTCCTTGTACATAAGTAAAGTGTAAATCACCATCCCCTGCGTAACTAAGCAAAGATATGAAATAATCTTCACCAGCAGTCAAGCTCCCATATCCTGCTCTAAAACTTAAATCTATCTGATATTCATCTTTAACACCAGACGAAACAGCTGAATCCCATGAGTATATAGCCCAGTTATTTAGATCGTCACACTGTGTTAACAATACATCTGAATTTAAAAGAGCTTTAGTTATCCAGTCACCTAAATCTAATACAGGACTTCTTAAGTCATGAGAACTTATATTAAAAGTTGTAATAGTATCTAACGCTTTTGAATACGGTCCACCACCTGTAAAAGATAATGTTCCAGTTTCATAACCTGTAGTGTCATTGTAAGTATAACGTAAGTTTTGATCCTCTCCACCTTTTTTGTTAATAAAATCAGCAACATCTTGAGCTGTGAAATTTCTGGTACGCATTTGATTCTGAGAGTCAGAACCTATCCATTTATCTGCAGCTACAACAGGAACAGTTTTCTTGTATGTACTTATTCTTGCCATCTATATAAGTTATTTTTTACAAACACAAAGTTAATCTTTTTTTTTGTAGTTTATTTTTTAGAAATATGTATATTTTGAGATATCTTCTCTGCACTACGCCCAATAACATAACCGCCTATACCTAATTGTAATAAGTTCCAAAATTCATTTTCTAATTCTGGAATTTTTAAATCAAATAAAGGAGCTAAAAATTTTACATATATAACAATAAATCCAAAAGCTAACATTAATATAGGCCTCCATGATCTTTGCAACCAATTACCTTTTGCTTCAGCTAAAATAATTTCAGTTTGCATTTTTTGTAACTCTAATTCTTTTTGTATTAGAATTTGCTTTATAACATTTTCAGCTTTTATTTTTTCTTCTTTAGAAGTAAATAATTTATCTAATCCACCTAACAAATCCTTAACAACAGTTCCACCGAACCAATCTATTATTTTTTTCATTTTCTTGATTTTTTACCAGAACACTTCCATCTTTTACGAGACAAATTGTTTGGAGTATTAGGATCACTTTGTTTTTTCTTAGATAATCTTTTCTTAATTCCAAAACTACGTGCGCAATAAGAATCACCTTTAGACGTTCCAGGCTTTACTCTTGGACCGCCGCCTCTTGCTCTACCTGCTTGTCCATAACTAACTTTCTTTCCAGAAGATGTTATTTTTACTTTTGCTTTTCCTTTTCTTGGTTTTGCCATTATAACTTATCTCTCTTTTTTTTCATTCTACTTTGAATGAACTTGCCTCTTAATTTAGAAACTTTGCTGGTTTTACATTTACCTCTTTTACACTTAGACAATGTGTAAGTACCATCTTTGTTTTTTTTAATTTCTTTAAAAGTTTCAGTTGATTTTCTATTTTTAAGCTTTGATTTTACACGACTAATACGGTTACCATCCATGCTTGTATCATAAATAGTCTCTTTCGCACTTTCAGTTGCCCTGTTTTTTTTAATTTTTTCTTTAAGCTCAATTTTTGACTTAATTCTTGATGCTGGTATTTTTTTTGGATCTGGCATTATTTCTTCTTTTTCATTTTATCTCTATTTTTTTTCATTCTACTTGTAATAAATTTACCCCTTAATTTAGAAACTTTTCTGTTTGTACATTTACCTTTTTTATTACACTTAGACAACGCATAAGTTCCGTCTTTGTTTTTTTTAATTTGTTTAAAAGATTCAGTTCCTTTACCTTTTTTATTAGTCTTCATTTTTACACGACTAATTTTAGTATCATCCATGTTTGAAACATAAGATTTGCTTTTAAAAGTTTCAGTATTTTTACCTCCCTTTCTACCCTTCATTTTTACCTCACTTCTTTTAGTTACCTTAAAAGAGCCAGGCACTTTTACATTGCTTTCACCTTTAGTTTTTTTTGCTCCCTTAGCATAGACTATAGTTTTTTTCTTTTTTGGATCTGGCATTATTTCTTCTTTTTTAAAACTTTAAGTTTAAATGGGTATTTATCTTTCGGGTCATTGCTCTTAACAAGTTGCTCTTTAACTGCTCCTTTTAAATTCCTTTGAACTACAAAATTTCTTTTATTATTACGCATTCTTTCTACCATACCTCGATTGTTGGTTTGTATTGCAGTTGATACTGTATCTAAATCCTTATTAAATGAAGGAAAAGTTCTTTTAGACTGTTTAACATAAGCCTTCATACACTTTCTATATTTTCTACCTTTTAATCCTTTACAACTCATAATTATTTCTTCTTTTTAGGAACACAATTTGGAACTTTCTTTCCGTTTTTAGTTTTAGTACCGTATGCTATAAATCCTTTCCAGCATGGGTTTTTCATTTTCTTTTTAGCCATAATTATAAATTTTAAATATTACAATATTCTGTTGTTGCATCAAAACTTGGGCATGCTTTAGCAGCAAAGTCTCGATGGGAATGAATTTTTGCATCTGGATACATTTTACGTAACACATGCAATAATTCTAACAATGTTTCTTTTTGTTCTGGTGTTCTTGTATCTTTTGCAGGATACTTTCCTTTTGAATCTTTTTCAGACTCTACTCCTCCCACATAACAAATCGATATAGAGCTGCAATTCAAACCTTTTGTATGCGCACCGCATTTATTTATCATTCTTCCAGTCTCAATAGATCCGTCTATTAAAACTAAAAAATGATACCCAATACCTTTCCAACCTCTTTTTTTATGCCATCGATCTATAACCTCAGCATTAATAGAGTCATCACCTTCTCTTGTAGCAGAGCAATGAATGATAATTTTTTCAACTTTTTTCATAACGTATATGTAAAAAAAAAGACACAGTTGTTCTGTGTCTCTTATTTTTTTAATTAAGATTTAGAACTTTTTATTTCTTTTTCTTATCTCTTCTATCTTTATCTAACAAATACCACTTTTGTGCAGTATACCCCACACTTAAAAGTAATAAAATAATTTTCAAGACCATATCAAGATGTGAAAAAGATAGGGCCAAAGACGTTGCGTTTAATGCGTATAATTTTATATCTGACATATTAAATTCCATATTACCAAATTGCTATACAATTATTTTGAACAGGTGTGTCTGTACCAGTAGAATACAATTGTAATACTTGAACTGGTAAATAATGTCCTATTGGAAAATTTGTAAATGTTACAATACTTCCAGCTACTGTTTTTACTTTAACATCTTGAATTGATTCATTGAAGTTCATTCCAGGATCATTACTTCCAACATATAACAAACATCCTTCAGACGAGTCTATTCTTGAAGATCCATTTGGTCCTCCTAAAAATATAGTATATGTTTTTCCAGATGTAAAAATATCAGCACTTAGTTCTAATGTTGTTGTGCTTTCTACAGCAACTACTGATGCTGATGTTTTATCGGCTGTATTATATACAATGTCTCCGACAGATGCGTCATTGAAGTTTCCGAAAATAGATACTAATTTATTTGTTGATGTTGCTGATGCTGTTCCAGATAGTACTGGAAGGCTTGGTGCTGGGATTGGTAATGTGTCACTGGCTATTATTTCTAATGCTACTCCAGTGTTTACCGTAATTTTTGGATATGCCATTTCTTTTTTTTTGAGGGTTAAAAATCTCGTTTATTTCTTATAAGGAAACATTCTATTTAATGTATCCCTACGTTTGTTGCAACCACAATCACCTTTTGTAACTGTGTCTACAACTTTTTTTATTCCTGTTGCTTTAGTAAATTTCTCTACTGTATCTCCAAATCCTTTTGACCTGTTATTTTTTTGCATTCGAGTATAATCTTTCATTTCTTACAAGTACATAATTTATTTGGACATGAATTAACGCTAAATAATAATTTAGATACTCCATAGTTCCAGGCACATTGGAATTTACACCACACTGCCTGCATCCATAATCCTACTTTTACTAATAATCTTCCCATTGTATTCAGCTATTAATTTTGGTATATTACAAATATACAAATATTTATAAAAACTTTTTTAGTTCTTAGTGTTACGATCTAATCCTCTTCTTCTGCTGCTTTGTACAGCTCTTCTTTTTTTGGCAACCGCTCTGCGGTTTTTAAAATTTGTAATTAATTGTGTTGCTTTTTTCTTTATCTTAGATGGGGAGTTTTTCTTTTTATTTGGCTTAGGTGTTTCTTTTTTATTATTACGTGACCTACCAGCAACGCTATCAAATTGGCGCTCCATCTTTTCCTTTGCTTTCTGAAATCTCGCTTTTAACTTAGCACACTGTTCTGGTGTATTACCAGTAACATGCTCTCCATTAAAATTATAACTACATTTTCCCATGAACTTATCTTTGTATAGGCCCTGGACTTGTAATATCAAGATCACTTAGTTTTCCAAAACTTGAGTTACGTTTTTTATTTGACGATTTCATTGCGTCATAAGCTTTTAACTGCTTTGGTGTTCTTTTAACCATCTTGTACTTACACTTTTTTTCTCCTTTTTTGTTTGTTTTACAAACTTGAGTTCTTACTCTTTTTCTTTTTGGATCTGGCATAACTATTTCTTTTTTTTCTTAATAACCTTCTTCTTAACTACTTTCTTTTTTGATTTTGGCCTTCCAACCTTAGAACCGTATGTTCCCATTCCTTGTGGCATAACTTATAATTTTAATTAATTATTTTATCTTTACAAATATAAAAAATTTAATTTAATGAAGTTTAAGGGAGTCTATCCAAGAAAAAATACTACACGAACATTACCTGACCATGACTTTCTAAAATACTGGAGAGTTATAAGGTACTGGGTAAAAGCTAAATACGGACTTGGTACTCCAGACTTAGAGATGCTTTTGTTTTTATATAGCGAACAAATATTTAATAAAAGCCAATTCAAAGAGTACGAAGAAATAATGTCCTGGGACGTAAATCGTTTTGGTAAATTATTAAAAGAAGAGTGGATTCACGTATGGAGAAAACGTAATGGAAAAGAAGCCACACTGTATGAGCTTACATACAAGTCTAAAAGAATAATAAATACTATTTATAAAAAAATTAATGGAGAAGAGATTGCTGAAAGTGCTGCTGTAAATCCATTGTTTAGAAACGATGCATCATACATGGATAAAGTTTATCGAAATATGATTAAAGAAATGAATAAAGAAATTAGAGAACAATAACTACATCTCGCTCCTGGATAATAGTGTAAGGCTCTTCATCTATCAACATAGTAAATCCAGAATTCTTATCGTAATAAATAATATCTTCTGGTTTAACAACAGAAACATCTGTCCCTGGCTTGATTACAGATCCTTTTCTATACCTAAATTCATCAACGTCTGTTGCAGACAACAATAAACCTGAAGAGGTTTTAATCTCTTCCTCTATGGTTTTTATTACAATGTACTTTCCAACTGGTTTCATAATTTATTCTTTAGCTCGCGCGTGTGTTATTATTGCATTAGTTGTTAAAATAGTAGTAGCTACACTTACTGCATTTTCAAAAGCAGTCTTAGTTACTTTCAATGGATCTATAACACCCATCTTAAAAAAGTCTCCATACTTTTCAGTCTTTACATTGTAGTCCTCATTTTTTTGTATATCTTCATGAGGATAAATGTCTCCATATTTTTTTCCAGCATTCTCTAAAATTTGCACAGCTGGAGCTTCAATAGCATCTGACAAAATTAGAAACGCTGTTTTCTCATCATCGTTTACTTTAGTCATAAATACTTCTTCTATTTTTCTTTGACAATTTAATAGTGCCATTCCTCCACCTTTTACAATACCTTCTTCTAAAGCACTACGGACAGCACACACGGCATCTTCAACCCTGTCATACTTTTCTTTTTGCTCTACATCAGAATTACCTCCAACATAAATAGCTCCAATAGATCCAGACAAACTTGCAATACGCTCGTTTATAAATTCTTTGTCTGCAACTAACTCTGTATTCTCCTGCTGTTCTTTAAGATCAGAAATTCTTTTTTCTATCTCTTCAGTTATTTGATTATTTTTAATAATAACCGTTTGACTTTTTCCTGAAATAATTTTATCTGCATGACCAAGATCTTTCATGCTTAACAGACTTAAATCATCTCCAGTCTTTTCTGAAAAGTATTTCGCCCCTACCGACAACGCAATGTCTTGCATAAGCTCGTGTTGTTTATATCCAAATTGTGGAGGTATAATATTACATAACTTAAGTCCGTTACGCACCACGTTTGCCGCCAGGGTGTTCACAACATTGACTGAGCATGGACCAATGATGAGAAGCTTTTTGTTTTGCTGAATGATTGGCTTTAATATACTTTCTATTTGTAGAATGTTACTTATCTCCTGGTCACAAACTAAAACCAACACGTCTTCTAAAACTGACTCGTCATTTTTTTGGTTTGTGATAAATAAGTTTGAAGTATAGCCTCTATCAACTTTTATTCCGTTTGTAACAGTTGCATACGTCTCATGGTTTTGAGAACGCTCTACAGTAACTATTCCATTTTTGCCAACCTTGCTATATGCGTCAGCAATTATTTTTCCTAAAACTTTATCGTTGTTTGCTGAAATTGTTGCAACATCCAGTAGTCTTGCTTTAGTAATTTTTCGTGAGTTCTTTTTTAATTCTTTAAGAATAATTTTACTGAATTGGTTTATTGATTTCACAACCTCAGTTATATTATTCTCTTTTGATAAATTTCTTTCTCCAGCTTTTATAATAGCCTCGGTTAATACAATTGCTGTAGTAGTTCCATCCCCAGCTGAGTTAGCAGTCCTACGTGCTGCATCTTTTAGCATTTGAACCGCAAGGTTTTCTACAGGATCATCTAAAAAAATAGAGTTAGCAACAGTTACACCATCTTTTGTAATTGTCATACCTCCGATATGTTCAGGTGATTCTATTAGAACCGTTTTTCCGCGTGGGCCTAACGTACTCTTAACTGCTTTAGAAATTTTTGTAATCCCTTTGATTAATTTATTTCGACCAGGTTGATCGAACTCAAGGTTCTTTGGAATGTAATTGCTCATTATATTAGATTTAATTTAAGCAAATATAGTAAAAATATATTTATACTAAAATAAAAATGCAATGTCGAATGTCGACAAAAGTTCCCCACTTACTCTTTATATATATTTCTATTCTTCTTCTTTTTTTATATATTATTATTCTATTTATTATTGACATTATCGACATTAAAAGAATAAAGAACTAAGAACTAATAAGTTAGCAAAAAAAAGTCGACACAATAACTGTCATAAGAATGTCGATAACAAACACGCTTTAAAATACAAAAATTAGTTACTGACATTTTACTGACACAAATAAGTTATTTACATTTTACTGACATAAATTAAGGGATCAAAATAAAAAATATTATTAAATTTTTTTTTGGGTTCAGACACTTATAAGTTTAGGGCTATAGTAGCTTATACAGTTGTGGTTGGCCTGAGGAAAGTCGTTTTTTTCTCAGCTTGTCAGAACTTTTCAAACTTTTTTGTTGGATTGTTTCAGGATTCCTTATGACCAGCTCCAGCTCCAGTGCTGCAGCTCCAGTAATAGCTGCAGTATCTGTGCTGTACTGCTGTTGATTACAGCTTTGATTAGCTGCTCTGCTCCAGTGCTGCCTACCATCCCCCCACAGGGGGAAAGAAAAGAAGAAGGAGAGACCCTTCTCTTAACCCCAGTACGGATGTCACACACCCCAAACAAAACATAGTTAAAGCTTTCCAGTTAACATGTTAGTAATACGCAAGTAAAAGTATTAGAGAGTTTGTATAAAGTATATAAAGAGAGTTGAGTGCTGGACAACAGGAGTTACTGACAAGTTATTGACAAGTTATAGTAATATTAAAGTATAATTCCTTATATTTACAGCATGGGAGAGCTAAATATCATAGAGAAATCACTTAACACGCTGAGAGTCAGCACGTTATCTCCTACAAATCATTTAAATTCAACTACAATGAAAGAATCAAAAACAGTAATTAAGTATGTACGTATCGACTGTGCATTAATCAAGACAGCACAAAAGCTGTATGAGTTAGACCAAGTAAAAAAGAATGTAATAGCACTAAGCTATTTTGTAACATCTAATCCATTTCAATAATGAGTAATATGATAGCATTAAACAAGAAGCACCAAGCAATAGTAAACAAAGCAGTGTACTGGTTAATCCAGCATAACGAGGCAGATAGACAGCGTAACATTGCTGACAGTGCTGGTAACGAAAAGAACTACAAGTACTGGGACAAAAGATGTCAGAAGACATTTGACAAGTACGAAGAATATACCAGTGAACTACCAGCAAGAGAGGTAAAACAAATCGAGAAATCAGAATTATATTAATCAATTAAAAACTACAATTATGAGCAATTTAAACAAAGCACCAAGAACGTGTATTATTACTGGAGCAGGAATGTATGAAGGTTTCCTTCTTCACAATGGAGAGACCATTAAAGAAGAGTCAAGTCTATTACTATGGCTAAAGGAAAACCACAAAGAAGAGTATATTAATTATGATTTTAAAAATGACAAAGAAGTGTGGTATTCTGATGAATTTATCTTAGAAGATGCACACGAGCAGGAGCTGTACATATGGACAGAATGGTATGACGAGTATGACGAAGCAGAAGAGAAGAAAGATGCTGCAGCTGACCAAATAACTAACTTCATGTACTTTGCGTATAACTTTCCAGCAGGCTGGATACAAAAAGCTTTTGGAGAGGGTACGTCACTGGCTAATCATATAGAGGCTAAATGGCAGAACCTCAACAAGAGAAATGGTCATGGTGGAACTGCGAATGTATTTAATCTATTCATGGAGCTGTCAGAGGGCAATAGAGAGACTTTATGTACGTGGGTAGCAGAGAACTATAGTTATAAGCTTTAGCACACGCTGTTCGACTAACTGGAATGGTTGTAAGCAAGGTTCGATTCCTTCTCCAGTATCAATGCCAATATTGGCAGATATTTAAAACTACAATTATGAAGAAAATTTTAATGTTTGTGATGTGTATGCTTATAGCTACACCCACGTTAACGAGCTGTGCATCATCACGAGGATGCAAGACCTCTAAAGCCAAAAAAAAATGGGCAAAGAACAACTACTGGAAGTCTAACAAAAAACACAAGAAATCAAAATGGGGAAGATAGATAAATTCAATCAAGTATGGGAAGATGTCATGAGCATCGCAACCGAAGAAGAAATGCGATTAGTGTGCAACATCAATGGCACAAGTATAGAGTCATTAGAGTCTATTATTTATGTGCGTACAACCTACAGGAGTTATGACCAGTGGATGGAAATGGAAGGATGTGAAGAGCCAAAATCAAATGTGATTGCTGGAGTAGATTTCAGTGATAGTATTAACCAGTTAAACAATCTTTTATGAGCATTTGGAATGACGAAATATTCACTTACAAAGTGGATGACATAGAGCTTGATGTATACTATGAGTATGCACACGCTGAACCTCAGACTCACGACTATTGTGGTAGTCCAGCTGAGATAAGTATTACATCTATCACGCACTGTGGAGTATGCATATGGGACATGATTTCACAAAATACAATTGATGATATTGAGCAAGCTATAACAGAGAGCAAAGAGTAAAATCCACAGATCCCTAAACACCCCTACCTCACTTCCAAAACGGAGTGGGGTTTTGGTGGTACAAGGCAATAATGCCATAACTTAAATTTAATACAATGAGCAGTTATCAAGAAACACAAAAAGACAGAGATTTCAACAGAATCACTGAATTAATGGGAGACTATTTAGAGTCTCAAAAGAAAGTAAAATCATTACGTAAAGACTTAAATGAAGTCAGAGCTGCAGTCAAAGGAATACTGGACTGGAGTCAAAGAATAGGTAGTGATGAGATTTATGAGCTGAATCAAATAGTGACTTTTATTAATCGTAGTGCAATCAAAAACAAGTAAGCTATGAAAGATAAAAAACCAAGACAGTATCGTTCAAGACAAGGACGTTCTGATAGAAAATACAGCGACAGCATGATTGCAATATTTATTGGAATCTTAGGAGTAGTAATATCATTAATAATATTCAAATTAACTTAAATAAATAGACATGGGATACAGTACAGATTTTAGAGGCAGTTTAAATTTTGATAAACCATTAACAAAGGACATGGTTGAGACATACGAAAAGTTTGCTAATCAGCGACACGAGGATGGCTACCAGCCAAACGGAAAGCCATCAATATGGCTGCAGTGGGAGATTATAGAGCAGAACGGAGAATATCGCTTAGAATGGGATGGTGGAGAAAAATTCTACGAGTACGTAAAGTGGTTAGAGTACGTAATCAAGTACATCTTCAAAGGATGGGGATTGAAACTGACTGGAGAGATTGAATGGAGAGGAGAAGAGTGGGGAGACACAGGTACTATTGTTGTAGAGGACAATAATATTACAGTGATGCTACCAGCAGAATAATTAAAGAATAGCATGGTGCTTGGGAGGTTCGATTCCTCCCTATTCACGACATAAGTCACATAACTTAAATTAAATAAAAATGGCAAACAATTGTTGGAATTACGTAACGTTTAATGGAAACGCTGCTGCATTAAAAAAACTAAGAAACAAGTTCAAGGAGTATGATAAAACCAATTACTTCGTAGAGTTTGGAGACTTCGTACTGGACAAGGGTAAGATTGGAGTTACTCAAGAGGAGCTTGCAAAAAAGTATAAAGATTTTTACCACTACGGAACACGCTGGTGGGACTTCGACTTAGATGATTATCCATGTGATGATGAGGAAACTTTCACTGTTGCTGGAGACAGTGCATGGAGTCCACCAGTAACATTAGTTGAAGAGATATGTAAGCACTACAGCTTGACAGCTGAGATGGAATATGAAGAGTGTGGAGAGGATTTTGCTGGTACAGTTAAATTCAATCATACTGGAACAGTAGAACATCAAGAAATGACTTATCATGAGTACAGATACCATGATTGTGTTCATTCTTGGATGGAAAATCTGCAATACAATTTCGAGGATGAAACCGACAGAGAGGAGTTAGAACACGCTATGAAAGAGCATGATTATGCAGAGGAAAGACACATAAAAGAATTCATAGATATGGTGTTAGAAACTAATTCTGTTGTTAATTCGTAACAAGCGTTTTTTGGGTACGGCATCATATCTTTTTAGGTATGGTGTCATATCTTTTTCCAAAAACATAGTGGAGTTATAACATATTTATAGTACCTTTACAAACCAAGTATAATTAAAATTTAATCAAATTATGAGCATATTACAAAAACTTTTCGAGTCGTTTGACCCAAGCGACCCTATCACAAGAAACAACGCTATCCACATGGCTATGTGTCACAATATAATAAACAATGTTGATGACGAAGAAAACACAATCGATGTTGAGCATGAAGAAGTAGAAGATGATTACCCACTGGGAATATAGTTAGCCATTAATCTGAATTGTAGTTGATTCAAGCAATCGCCTCCATGTTTACGCATGGGGGTTTTTGTGGTACAAAACATAACGAAAATGGATATAAACAAAAAATACTGGACCACCACCAGCTCTGACCAAGGGAAGGTTGAAACGCCATCGTACTACGATGGTAAAAATAATTACAAAGCTATAGACGTAGTGACCAATTTTGATTTAAATTACAACCTTGGAACTGCATGTACTTATATCTTGAGAGCATACAAAAAGCACGAGTCTCCAAACGAGGATATTCAGAAAGCTATAGATCACTTAAATTTTGAATTAAACAAACTAAAAAACCAATAGATGAAGAGAGACATATTTGATGTTTATGCTACAGCAATAGCTAAAAAATTTCATATCACATTAGATGATATGTTTACAAAAAACAGAAGACGAGACATTGTAGATGCAAGGCAGCTGCTTTATTATTTATGTATGGAGAGACCTATTAGAGTTTCCTACATAAAAAGATTTATGGAAGAGAACGGACATGCCGTGACGCACTCCAATATTCTTTACAGCTACAAGAAAGCTAAAGAGTTGATTGATGGGGATGCTGACTTTCAAAACTTTATAACAGAAATATTAAAAAAGTAAAATGTACAGTCTTAAAGAAATATTACATCAAGCATCTGAACAGAATCAGGCAGTTATAAGTGACCAGCCTGTAGGTTTTAATGTTATAAAAAGAGGTGTGAAGATTCAAAAATTTAGTGACCGAATCGAAATACTAAATACTGGTAAAGGAGGTTCGTATTATAAAGAGTGTACACCAATAGAATATTCTTATTTCTATGAAAATGGTTGGAACGTGGGCTGTGTAAAATTAGGCATATCAAACTGTCTGCACAAGCTGGACCTTATTGAAACAAAAATCAAGAATGAAGTGAACACACGGAAAAACGATAAGCATATTAAGAACTTAAAAAATAGAAGAGAAGTAGCTTTGAATAAGTATGCAGAGCTGCAGTTAAAATTAAAATCAATTATTAATTAAATTAAAATCAAATGAGTACAAAACAAAGTTATTTTGAAAAGCTTGTTGCAGTTAATGTAAAGAGCAAGGTAGAAAAAAAAGGTAACCTCGATTACCTATCATGGGCAAATGCGTGGGCATACCTAAAATTAGAGCATTCCGATGCACAAAGAAATGTATACGAATCTCCTGAGACTGGATTAAACTGGTTCACTGATGGCGTTACAGGATATGTAAAGGTTGGAATAGTAGTCAACAGTATTGAACATATTGATTATCTTCCAATTAAAGATTTCAGAAACAAGTCTATTACAGTTGACAAGATTACATCTATGGACGTTAACACAGCTATTCAAAGAGCAACAGCAAAAGCAATTGCTATGCATGGACTTGGATTAAGTTTGTATGCTGGAGAGGACCTATTAGAAACTACAGGACAGGATATTGCAAAAGCACCAGTAAAAGCCAGTGCCAGTGATAAAAAAACTGTAACTACATACGAGCTTAACATTGGAGATACAAACTGGAGCAAGGTGCTGACTTATGTTTCTAAAAACAAAGAGTTAGGATTGGCTACGATAGTAAAGAATCTTGAGACCAAGTATAAGATTAGTGCCAAGGTTAAGACTGAAATCAAAAAAAATATAAAGAATGACTAAAGCAGATATACTCAAGGCTCTTGAGGATGACAGCAAATACTATGGAGAGTTCGGACAACAATACCTGTCCAACTCTGATATAGGTAAGCTGCTCAAGAATCCTACGCAATTTAGAGTTAGCTCTGAATTTACAAAGCCCATGTTAGAGGGCAGATACTTCCATACTAAAATCTTAGAGCCACACAAGTTAGATGACTTTCAGGTTGTTGATGTAGCGTCACGTAACACTGTGCGTTATAAAGAGAAGGAAGCTGAAGTCGGAGAAATGCTTTTACTTAAAAAAGAGAAAGAGCATCTTGATTTCCTGTGTACTAAAATGACATCTAACATGGAGATGTGTGACCTCATCTATGAGGAAGGAAATCAGTTTGAAGTTCCTGAGATTCAAAAAATAATGAATTTAGATTGGAAAGGAAAAGCTGATATTATAAACAACGGCAGCGAGTTAATTATTGACATTAAAACAAGTTCTGATATTGATAAATTTATGTACAGTGCAAAGACTTATAATTATGACAGTCAAGCTTACATTTATCAGAGACTATTCAATAAGCCCCTTGTATTTTTTGTTATTGACAAGAGAACTGGAAGACTCGGTATTTTTGATTGTTCTTCTACTTTTTTAAGTGGTGGACAGGAAAAGGTAGAAAGAGCTGTTGAAGTTTACACTAAATTTTTTAGCAATGAATCAACTGAAGACATCAATGCGTACATACATAGACAGACTCTGTAGTCCGTTTAAGTTAACGCCAAAAGAAACTGTTATGTGGATAGAAGTTCCAATGTCCTGTGACAGCGTAGAGCAGAAAAATAAAATTATGTTATCTACATTAAACCATATGGAGCGAACAATTAAAATTAAATAAAATGAGTGAACAAAAAGACAAAATTTACGTAGGAAGTGGA